TTGTCATCTTCATCCTCGGGAAATTCAAATTCTACTTTTTGAAATGCCATATCTACGCCCTCTGTATGCCCGTTGGATCAGCTACAACAGCCTCAATAGAGTCGTCGTTCATTAGCCGATATTCTATACCACCAATAGTAAACCGTGTGCCCGAGTTCATACGGAACATCACAAAGTCACCTTCTTTACACCAAGGTCCATCAGGAAAACGGTCTTTGTCAGCGTATGCGCCTGACCCCATATCCACGACAAGGCCAATAATAGACATAATGTGGTCTTGGGTTTTGGCGGTATCTGTTTTAATAATAGAAGTCCCCGATATGGTTTCTTCTGGTTGCGGTAGTGCTACGAGTACGCGGTAGCCTACGGGTTTTGGGAGTTGTAACTCCAATTCAGCATCGCTGATTTTAACTGCTGCTTCAGTCATCATCGTCTTCCATATAGTTTTTCGCAAGGTCTTCAATGTAAGATTTGGTGGCTTCGAGACCCCGAATTAAGCCAACAACTTCCCTATAGTTCGCATAGTCTTTAGGTGACCCTGCGTGTAGGAAACTCTGTGCAGACGATATATCGCCGTTGATTCTATCTTTCAGCACGTCAAAGACGGTTTTTGCCATAGTATGTTATGACTCCTTTTTAGGTTTTTGTGTGGGGCGCATCATGCGTGCGGCTTCAAGGTTCATCTTGTTGCGTTCAGCGCGGCTAACTTGTTCTAGCTTAACACCCTTCTCTTCAGCTTCTATTGCTAGTTCAGCTTGTTCTATCTTAACACGTTCTGCGTCTAACATAGCGGATGAAGCATCCTTGGCCTTCTGTAGGTCGAGCTTCTCTTTCTGCAAGGCGCTATCCGCCTGATCTTTAGCCATCTTACGCTGCTGCTCTTGCTGCTTGACCTGCAGTTCTGCCTGCTTCATCTGTATGATTGGATCTTGCTGCTGCTGTTGAGCCTTCTGCTGCGCTGCTTGCTGCTGATTTGCCTGTGTAAGCTGCTTGCCTGCGTCCGCAACCAGACGTGACAGTTGTACTTCCATATCTTCTGGCAGCTCCTCGTTCGGAGCGGGTAGGGGTGCACCCAGCTTCTCTTCGATCTTTTGGCGGTAAGAGAACCCGAGGTGTTCGGCAATATGGGCCTGCAGAGACGCCATAATCTGTTTTGCCTGTGGGTTTTGCCCGATCATTTGTGCTATCATCGGGTCTTGCATAAACGATGTATGTGTAGCGATATGCGCTTCGTGGTCTTGGTAGATAAATGCCTTCATCGGCTTGCCGACCAACGCGTCCATGTTCTCGCTGATAGGGTCTGTAGGCTTCGCATCGTCCTTCGTAGGCACTAGCTTATCCGCGTTCTTGACCCCTAGCACCTCGATCATCTGTCTGTGTAGCTGTGGCAGGTCGTATATCTGTGGTGCCTGCTGTGACATCTGTAGGACAGCTTGGTACTGTACAACCCGTTGTGCCATCGTAGAGCTGTTAGGGTCGCTCACAGGGATCACATCGACCATCATGTAGTCTGCCTGCTTGGCGGTCACTTCGCCTCTCACAGGCACGTATGTGTACTCTACGGGCGCATACTCAGCCATGATAGACTTGAGGAGCTTAAACTCCTGCTTCATCGCATAGTGTACACGCGCCTGTACCGCAGCCATAGGCTTTAGGGTACGTTCTAGTAGAGCTAGTGTGGTCCCAACGGGGGCATTAGCTGACATATCCGAGATGTTCATGTCACTAATCGCACCCAATCTGCGACCTTCGGTCGTAATCTGGTTCAAAAGGGCGAGAAGGGTCTGACTAGGCTCCTTGTACGGGAGAGGCATGATGTTATCACGGATACTGCCAGACGGCACGTCTACATCCTTAAACTCACCCGGTTCTATCGGTGTATCGTCTCCCTTGATACGTAGCCCGCGTGACTTCAATCCACCGGGGAGATTCGATAGAGTGCCTGCATCGACAAGCTGGCGTATCAAGGAAGTTCCTGCTTTAGCGTAACCGCCAATGATATGTATGAGGCCAAGACCATAGAACCCAAATCCCGGCACGTACACGTAATGGACGAAGTGCTGACGCTTGAGAGTAAGGGGGTCTCCCTCTTCGTAATTCCTACGAATTGCCAGCACTTCGCCGCTACCACGCTCAATCGTGACGACATAGGGTCGAGCAATCCCGTCGTCATCGTCTATACCTTCGATCAAAAGGTCGGCGTGAATCTCATAAATAGCGTAACGGTCATCATTGGTTAGAGAATACCCACCATCTTCGGCTTTCTTCTCTTCTATATCAGTGTGAAACGGTTCGGGTTCCCCAAGGTCAACATCTCTGTAAAACCCACCAGCCTGTAACTTCTTCAAATCGTTCTTTGTCTTACGCATAATGTGCGTAACACGCTCTGCGGACTCGATATTTGACGCACCGTAGGGCACAATCACGTCTTCTGCGGAGATATACACAGCGGCCTGACGACCCATATTTGGGTCAAAATATACCTTTTTAAACGCCGATCCAGCCAACCCAAGGCTATACAACATGCGTTCATGCTCAGGGCGATACTCTACCATACGCTCCGTAAGTTCATAGTTCATGTCTGCCTTGACGCGTGCGGAGGCTTCTTCTTTCTCTTTAGTCTCTTCACCAAGGATCTTGGTCTTTACTGGGCCTGCAGCAGGAAATGTTTCGCTCATTGTCTCTGCTTGGAACCGTATCGCGGCCTCGGCAAGCACAGTAGAGAATACACCACATGCGCCTTCCCACGGGTCTGTGCGTTCTTCATACTTGAAGCCTAGCACATCCAGACCTTTGACGAACGTATCTGCCCAATCTTTGCGGCTATCTGTATCGGATTGTACCTGCCCCATAAGCTCATCAGACAGGGATGCTAAGTCACGCTCATCCATAACATCAGCTAGATTGCCACCAAACTCAGTAAAATCCGCTTCTGTGCCGGGTATTATGGTTATCTCCATACCCCCATCGGATAGGGTTACAGCCTCTGGATCTATAATCTCTATCTCCAGATCAGGAACCTCCATCTCCTCCATGTCGGTAATGTCGTCACCCATACCCAGCGGGGCAGAGAATATTCCTTTTTCAATAGCCATAGCTAAACCCTCTTAATAAAATCCACCACTGCGCCGTCTCCAGTACCGAGGTTCTTCTGGTTCGTCTGTGGGCAGACGTATAAAACCACCCTGTCTAAACCGCATTAACGCCATAACAGTCGAGTCCACAAGGTCATCATGGCTCATAAAAGGAAATCCTGCAATCTCCTCTACAACTTCTTCTGCCCAACGTGTCTGAGGTATCCATACCATACCAGAGGCTATTATGTCAGCTACAGAATTTAATCTAGCCATTTTATCACCTGAGCCTCTATGCGGAGTGTATTCAGATACGGGTAACCCAGTACGCCGCATCTCCTGATAGAGGGCCGCACCGGAGCTTTTCTTCTCCACAATAAACGAATCTGGCTCCCAGTCCCTGTATTCGTCCATCGCCAACTGTTTAAGCTCAGGAAACTCCAAACGCTCTTTTATACTATTAAGTAGTATTATGTGATAGGCGTTCTCTTCCTCATTCATAAACACACCCCACGTGGTGAGTGCTGTATAGTCTGCGCGGTTGTGTTTTTCGGCGGCTGCATCGAGTGACATTATGATATATTCGCACGAGGGAGGGTTCTCGCCCGTCCATTCCTGCCACCATTCGCGTTTTACAATCGCTGCTTCTTCTGCGGTGGGCTGTTGTTGGTATTGTGCGTTCCATTGGAACACGGGCATAGATGCTTTTGTACGTTCTAACGCCTGCAAATCGAAAAACTCAGGCCAGAGAGGTTTATGTACAACTTCTGCGGTCTTTTTACTCTGTATTTCTAGTATAGCGGGAAACTCTACCACCTCATACTGGTCTGACAGCTTATTATTCACCATATCACGTGTCACACGACCCGTCAGGTCGTCCATATGCCACCGTGTCTGGATTATAGCCACCCGTCCACCGGGCATTAGACGTGTTCGCGCACCGAAGGTGAACCACTCGTAGGCTTTTTCAAAGACTTCAAAGTTCCCGTTGATAACATCTTGTTCAGAGTGGGGATCATCAACCAAGAGGAGGTCAGCACCCCGCCCAGCAAGAGCAGACCCAATACCACACGCATAATATTCGCCTCCTACGTTGGTGTTCCATCGCCCAGCCGACTTACTATCCTGCGCAAGACGTACTGTAGAAAAGATCGCACGGTAATCGTCCGTAGATATGAGGTTCCTGACCTTTCGCCCGAAATCTACCGCCAAATCTGTGGTGTGTGACACCATCATAACCTTCTTACCGGGATTACGACCAAGAAACCAAGCGGGGAAGAAGATGGAAACAAGCTGAGATTTGCCGTGGCGGGGTGGGATATTGACGCAAATACGGTCTTTATCCCCTCTTTCAATGCCCATGAGCATATTAGCCAGTATGCGGTGGTGTTTACCAACTATAAAGTCAGGCATCATACGTTTGCAAAACTCTATAAGGTCATCATACGCTACTTTATTCGCTTTACGGTTGTGCAACTCATCAACCATACGGTCAATTTCAAG